GCCTATGTTTGTAAGAGCAGCTGGATACATCTCCTTCGTTACTGTAGGCTTAGGAGGAGCTACCACACCACTATTCTTAGTAGGAGGCAACACCTGTGGCTGCATAGGCATAGCAGGCTGTCCAGCCCTTATAGGCTGGCTGATAGGAGCAGACTGATCATTAGGCTGGGAGTCAGTAGGAGAGCCCATAGGAGCCTGCTGTGAGCCGGGAGGAGGGCTTCCCGGAGGAACCACCCTACCACCTTGAGTAAACAGCTGGTTGTCAGGAGGAGCAGGCCCTAGAGGCATAGTAGGAGCAGGCATAGACGGGCTAATGCCCGCCCCCTGTTCCACATGTCCCTGAGCCTTGCTAACAAAACGATCATATCTAGAGGCTTGCTTAGGATCAGCCTGCAAATAACCATCAAAACCGGCTATATCCCCGTTGTACCCCATCTTCTGGGCTACCATCTGTCTTTGATTGGGGTTAAAACCTCTAAACTTTCTCATTTATTTATCCTTAGACAGGGTTCTCTTCAATAGTTGATCTCTTAACAGGTTCAAAGGGAACCTCTATCTCTATAGGCTTTCGTGTAGGCTTAGATACCTTAGCTGTTAACTTCTTAACAGGGCCTCTAGTTTTAGTATCCTTCATCTGACTACCAGTGACGGTTACGTCAGGACCATCTGATGGAACCTTAACCTCAACAGTATCAGCCTTAACGACATCACTATTAGGAACCTGCCACACCATACGGGCAAAGACAACAGTCATAAGGAAGAATACGATAGCATCCTTAATCTGTACAGGATCAGGCATTTCACCTAATCCAAAATAAGCCATTATTGCAGCAACTAGTGTACCTAATGGTAGGACAAGAGGGCCTAAAGCCACTATTGACTTCTCACTACCAGTAAAGTCAAAAAACTTATTCATTAACAATCTTCCTTTAAAATTTTCTTGAGGTCAGCAACGAACTTATTAACAAGCTCTTCAATTCTCTTATCCTCTGGTTTAATTACATCGTCAGGAATAAGGAATAATGCTTTCTCAGCAGTACGTCTATTAACCAACCCCTTGACTACTACTAGCTTACCACCTACTCTGGCTTTATTCCACCAAGTAAGGGCATCAACAGCACCTTCATAATCACAAGAGTTAATCCTCTTTAAGGCTGTAGAATGAGCAAAACCAAATGGTCCAATGTTGAAACATAAGCTAACTAAAGCATTAAACTGATTTTGATTAAGGGGGACTTTCACTAGATTGTTTACAGTATCTACAGCCCAAGCAATATCTTCATCAAGAAGGGCTTTAGATTGTTCAGGGGTAATTCTCATACCCGCTTTTACACCTTTAGTATGTCCTATACCAATAGTCCATATTCCAGCTACATCTCGATAAGCTAAAAGCCTTTCCCCCTCCCATCTTTTAAGGAATTCATATCCTGTAAAATTCATACTAATTTCTTTCGTTGTTTGAAGGTCTAGGTTCTAACTCAACCTCTTCAATAGTTCTTACACGAAATGGCATACGAGGAGAGTAAATAGTAGCAGCATTTTGACAGGAGGGGAATGGTCCAAACTCTAACCAAGCTGTAGCATCACCATCCTTAACCCCCTCATCAGCAGGGATACGAGCAGTGAATCTTCTATGAAGTATCTGACCATCACTAACAGGACTAGTAAGTCCTCTTCCATTTACATCTACAACAGAGAGGTCTTCAAAAGTGTGAATGATGTTATTACCATTTCTAAAAGCAGCAATTATAAAAGGTCTACCACAGTTTCTTAGCTGGATATAACTGATATCAAACACAACCAGTTGCCCTGGACCGCCATCACTAATTTCGTTACCATCTACTGTGAAGGTCATAACAGGGGCAGCAGAGTAATTCTCACCAGTTTCAAGGGTTAGAACTTTCTCCAACACTTCAGCCAAGACTTTATTATTATCATCTAATTCCTGAGATAGTCTTTCAGTCCCGGCCATTTTAGCAATTCTATTAGTTATGTAGGGGTGTTCAGACATGAACAACACACCTGTCCAAATAAGCCCAAGAGCAGCGACAATCTGAATAATAGCTTGTCCTCTTTTAGCTAGGGCTTGAATGTCCATTAAACTGTCCTAACAAATAAGGTTGATTCATTCTGTATTGCCCTACCTAAACACATCCAACTACCAGCGGGAGTTCCTGATGAGTTATTTTCACTACCTGAGTAACGAAGATTACTACCAGAAGCTATTTCACCAGCTGCTAGGGTTTGGCTATCTAAGTTCTTTAAGAAGGCATATGTACCCACAGCACCCAGAGATTGTGCAGCTGCTGTCAGGGTTCTTAACCAAGCAGTAGCTGTAGTGGGGAGCCTAGCTTCAGCGATAGTGTTTGTTAAATAGGTAGCATCTACAGCTGTAATTGGGATAGTAATATTGGCACTACCATTAAATGAAGTGGCTGTACCTGTAGCACCTGTGCCTATAGCAATAGTACGAGCAGTGGTGAGGGTAGCAGCTGAGGTTGCTGTAGAAGCATTACCCACTACAGCGCCAGTGATGTTACCAGCAACAGTCAGGGCACCAGTGATGGAAACAGTTCCATCAGATGCAATTCCCATTCTCTCGTTACCAGCTGTAGCGAATTTGATAGTGTCAGAGGCACTACGATACATACCTGTGTTGCTATCTCCATCCCACGTAAAGTGTGGAGCAGAGGCTATAGCTACAGCAGAAGGGCCAATAAACCCAGCTCCAGAAGAAGAGGTAGCTCTAATAGCTGCTGATCTAACAGTTCCTGCAAAGTAGCCATCTTTATATCGTATAACATCTGTAGCTAAATCATAGAAATTATCTACCTTAGGTCTTAAGGTAGAAGCAGAGGCTACAAACTCTTGAGCTGGACCTAATACAGTGATAGGAGCCCCCTCAGCGGTGGTACCATCGTGTTTATGACCAGTGGAGGAGTGGAACGCAGCTGTAATAGCGTTGAATTCAGAGTCTAAGACATCGGCATCCACGACCTCGCCATTGTCAATATCATTACCAGTGTCGGCTCTAACATAACCGGTCATAGTTACCTTCTCTCATTAGTTGAAAATTCTAAAATAGCGTGAGTAAGAATAAATGAAGGGTTTGTATCCTCACCCTCATACCTTAAAGCTACGACAAATCCACTTCCTACAGTTTGGCTAACAAAAGTATCTGCTACAGCACTACCATAAACAGATGTTCCGTAGATAGCAGTTCCATATATAGCTGTAGTTGTGCTACTCTCTAATTCAAAAGCAGGGGGTTGAATAGTTCCGGGTGGATTATAGTTGAACTTAATACGACAAGTAAGGTTAAACTGACCACCGCTTTTTAGATATAAGCTGTGCTTATACATAGTCTTTCTAATTCTAGGATCATTAATAGGCATGTAGGGGGTTTCAAAGGAGTACTTAATATTTGCTCCATCAAAACTATTACCACTCTCCATCCTATAAACATATCCATCATCAGAGGTAAAGAGAATGATTTCTCTATCTCTAAATTGTCTGCTGTGGGAGGCGTAAGCCTTGATCCCCTGAGTTTGAGCCCAAGCAATATTTGTAACAGACTGTTCACTAAACTTGGTAGAGATAAAACCTTTACTTAAACTCTTAGAGGTAGTAGGGACATAGGTAAAGAGTCTATATTGGTTCTTAGACCTAATTACCAAGCTAGTGTAGTTACAGTTGAGGTTAATGATATTCAGAATCTCATCTTGAATATTAGCAGAAGCTCTATCTAACCCAAAGTCCTCGTTTCTTTCAGTAGCACTAAGCCACCTAACACCATCAGGTCCAAGATACATGATGTCACCACCAACCTCCTGAACCGTGTACTGACACAAGCAACCTGTGTTATTGGTAATAGGCTGTAGAACAAAGTCTTCAGACGTATTTCCAGAAAGCCTCTTAATACTGTTCACAGTGAAGATGATAAGCTGTTCACGAAAGACGATTAAGCCTGTGATATCACCACCAACATTAATCTCTCCAGCACCCTCTCCTGTATCATAATCGTTAGATGTATAAGGAGCAGTGAAGGTAAGAAGGTTGTCCTTAGCAAAGAATATATGGTTCTTAAAAACTCTTACTATTGTAGCCCCTGTGACATCAGCTGGTGCAGAGGTATCAAAAGTCATACTATCGTCAGCTGTATTATATACTACAGGATCATCAAACCCATCTACAATAATAACTCTCTCATCACCATCCCAGTTGTAGAAATCAAAGCTAATTCTAGCAGCACCGGGGACAGCTACAGACTCTATTTCAGTCCACCCACTACCTGAAGATTGATAGTAGTTAGGGCCTTTTCTAGCAAGGGCTGTAGCCTCATCTATAACGATAACACCTATTACAGGGTCATCTTCTAAAGGGTCTACATCATCATCGTCAAACTTATCAAACCCTTCAATTCTGCTATACCCACCTCTGACTGAAGGTTCAAAATTAACTAACCTAGTAGCACTACCGGGAGCATTGAAACCTTGTTCTAGCCTACCTAGATCGGTTCTCCAACCCCCCTCGAATTTGATGGGGAATGTCTCCCAATTAGTTGGCATTATCTAATCCTCTCTGTAGTACGAACATACTCTGTTCTATTTACGTAGATTATTCTCATATTCTTAATCTGGTCTCTAAACATCTGCATAGTAGCTGTAGAGAGTTCTACATCCCCC